CTTATTAAGATGGCAAACAAAGATGTTCATATTGATGACAAAGAGTTTACCATTGCAGAAAAAGCGGCGCAAAAAGAGGGAAGCCCTGTCTATACTCACACTTTCATAAAGCCATTTGAGTGGGGCGGCAAGACATATGAGACATTAGAATTCGACTTCGCGAAACTTACCGGCAAAGATGCACTGGCGATTGAGAATGAGCTTGCCCTGCAAGGCAAAGCGGTTGTCGTTGCTTCTATGTCATCTGAATTCCTGATACGCATGGCGGCACGGGCCTCCGGGCTCGGAGCCGATGCATTTGAAGCCATGAGCATATCTGATTTTAACCGTATCAGGAGTAGGGCAAGAAGTTTTTTACTGAGATCGGAGCTGTAGCCGACGATGTCGGTTCATGGTTCCGCCGAGAATGCTTGATATTGGCACAGGAAAACAACACACCTGTGCCCTTTTGGATGGAGTTGCCCCTTATGGAGATCCAAAAATGGAGGAAAGTATCAAATGAAATAGTGCGCGAAAAAAGAAAGTTGAGGGAAGGAGGGTTAAGATATGGCAAGTAGGCGTGAATATGAGATGATGTTCCGCTTAAATGCTCAACTTGGCAGCAGTTACAATCGAAGCTTTAAATCCGCTCAGGCGTCTCTTGCTACGATGCAGAATGAGCTGCAAACCCTCAACAAAACTCAGGGCGATATATCAGCTTATCAAAAGCAACAAGCAGCCCTTGAAACCACAAAGATAAAGCTTCAGGGATTGCAACGTGAATATGACATCATCAAAAAAGAAATGTCGCAGACAGGCGACAATACTGTTGCTCTGCAAAATAAACTACTCAACAAACAGCTGCAGATTGAGCGAACAACTACGGCTGTAGCGAATCACGATGCTAAACTCACTCAGCTTGACGCGTCGCTCCGCAATGCCGGTGTAGATACAAGCAGGCTGACTGATGAAAGCAAACGGTTGGAGTCCGAATATAGCGGTTTGCGGAACAGACAAGAGCAGATTGCTGACAGCTATAGCAGATCGGCATATGAAGCAAGGAATTTCGCTGATGAAGCAGTTGATGGCGCAAGTGCTGTAGAGGAGGCTTTAACAGCTGCCGGAATAGCAGCATTACTCAAAGAGATATATGACAGTTTTGAAGCCTGTGCCGAAGCGTCGATTGCCTTTGAGAGTGCGATGACCGGCGTCGCAAAAACCACAGACCTATCGGGTACCGAGCTAAAAGAAATGGGAGAGTCAGTAAAGGATCTGTCTGAGGAAATTCCTATAATCAACATAGAGTTTGCAGCTGTAGAAGAGGTTGCCGGGCAGCTCGGCATAGCAAAGGAAAATCTACTGGATTTTGCTACTGTCATGTCAATGCTTGGAACTGCAACAACTATGGCAGCAGATGAAGCAGCGACGCTGCTGGCACAAATGGCCAGCATAACCCGCATGGACCCGGCGTATTATTCGAACCTTGCCAGCACTATAGTCGACCTGGGTAACAATTACTCCACTACTGAGCAAAAGATAACCGGAATGGCGCAGGGCATTGCTGCAAGCGCAAACCTTGCCAGAATGAGCGAAGCGGATATGGTTGCACTAGCCGCAGCTGTTACAAGCCTCGGCTTTGAGGCGCAGCTGGGTGGTACGGCCATATCGAAGCTAATTACTGAAATGCAGACCGCAGTAGATTCAGGAGAAGACCTTGAGCTTTGGGCTCGTGTTGCGGGAATGACGGCTGCAGATTTTGCTGCCGCATGGGGCGATGATGCTGTACGAGCACTAGAGGCGTTTATTACCGGCCTTGGCCGCGCCACTGAAAGTGGTCAAAGCATTACACTGACGCTGGCCGAGCTCGGTATCACAGAGGCCAGGATGTCGAATGTGGTCAAAGCACTCGCCACATCCGGCGATAGATTGAGCAGTACGCTCGAAACAGCTAATCGGGCATGGGCAGAGAATACGGCACTACAGGCAGAGGCCGAGATGCGGTATGCGACTACCGAGAGTCAGCTCATCATGCTCCAGAATGCTTATAACAATCTTCAGATAGCCATAGGAGATCATTTCACGCCGATCCTTGGCGAGCTTGCCGATGTTGCTAAAGATGTCCTTAGCGGTGTCACGGTGTTTGTGGAGAACAATCCCGTCCTAGTGAAAGCAATAGCAGCTGCTGGGATAGGTGTCGCTTCTTTCACGGCTGCGTTAGGAGCTTATATCATTGTCTCTAAGGCTGCAGCAATAGCAACAAAGGCTTTGTCGGCAGCTATGGCCGCTAATCCGTACCTGCTAGCTGGTGCTGCAATAATCGGAGTTGTTACTTCTGTAGCCGCATTTGTTACAGTTACCGACAATGCAAAAGAGTCCGTGAAAGACCTTACTACTGCATCAAAAGAAGCAGCTGATGCTTTGAATGAAATAAACGAGACATACAGCACCGCTCGGGATGAGGCAAAGGCAACGGCAGATTTAGTCGATCGCTATATAGATAGGTTGAGCGAACTCGAAAGACAAGGTCTGCAAACAACTGAGGCCCAGCGTGAGTATCGTGGGATCGTTTCTTTGATAAACGATATGATGCCAGGATTGAATGTATCTATCGATGAACAGACAGGCCTCATCGAAGGCGGTACCGCTGCGATTAAAGCGCATACCGAAGCGCTGCGTGAAAACACAGTAGCACAAGCTTTCGCTGATCAATATGCCGAGCTGTATGCAAAACAAGCTCCGGCTCTCGTAGAACGCCAAAAGAATGTAAATGCGTTAGCTGACGCCGAGGAAAGAATGGCGGCTATTGCGCCTATGCTGGCCGCGAAAAACGCGGAGCTTGAAGAGAGCTATAAGCGTGTCAACGAAATGACCAAGGAAGAGTACGAAGCGTTGACTGCTCTTTCTGATGAGACGGTAGCTCTTCAAAATGAGTACGATAAACATGAAAGAGCTGCGGCCACATACAGAATTGCGATAGAAGAGAATACCAAGGTTATCGATGAATACGACTCGCAATTGGCAGACTTGAATGAAAATGTGGACTCATACAATCAAGCAATTCAGGAGCAAACCGGATACAACCGCGAACTGGCAGAGTCACTGTCTTCCATCATGTCTCGGGTCGAGGAACTCAACACTGAGTATGCTGAAGCCTATGGCGCAGCCTATGAGAGTATCAGCGGACAGATGGGGCTTTTCGAGAGCATGAAGGTCGAAGTCGAATTATATGTCAGCGACATGATTAAGGCTCTGGAATCACAGGTTGAATACATGGCTCAGTACCAAGAGAACATCAGAAAGGCTGCGGAGATGGGGCTGTCTGAAGGTCTCATAACACAGCTGCAAGATGGAAGTGTTGAAAGTGCCGCATACTTGCAGGCTATAGTAGACGGTGGCGAGGCTAAGATTGCCGAGCTTAATGAGGCTTTTGCAAAGGTTGAAGATGGGAAAGATGATTTTGCCGGCACTATAGCAGAAATCCAGACTGAGTTTTCAGCGGCTATGGAAGGTCTTCAAGAAGAGCTTGAAAATACCGTTGCAGAAATGGATCTAAATGCTGAGGCTGCCGAAAGCGGCAAAAACACCATGCGCGGTCTTATCGCTGGTGCCAACGACATGCTGCCGGAGGTAGAAAAAGCGTTCAAAGAGCTCGGCTGGGCAGGCCTTATCGCATTCAATAAAGCACTGGATATTAATTCTCCATCTGAGGTATTTGTGACGTCTGGAGAAATGTCCATGGCTGGATATATTAAGGGTATAAGGAATATCGAAGCGGAAATGCAGGGCGCATTATCGCAGACGGCCAGCGTTGCAGCTGATACAATGCAATCTAGGGGTGCTTCGGAGATGGGAGCTATACCTTCAGGCGCTTGGGGAGATACAATTGTCATCACATTATCGCCGAGCTATAATATCAGCGGATCGGCAGATGCTGAGGGGATTGATGCGATCCTGCGTGGAAGAGACAATGACCTGCGCGAACTAATCCTTGAAGCTCTTGAGGAGGCTGGTGTTGAGTCCGCTAGGAGGGCTTACGTATGAATAAAACATACACAACCGTGCAGGGCGATATGTGGGATAGCATAGCATATTCTCAACTGGGAGATGTGGCCTATACAGATAAGCTGATGAACAAAAATCAGCAATACCGGGATTATTACATATTCCCGGCTGGCATAGTCCTTGAGCTACCTGAGGTCACCGATGAACCAGTGGATACTTTGCCGCCCTGGAAGCAGGTGGAGAAATGAGCAAGGACTTAGCGAGACGCACAGACGCGGAGATCTACTTTGACGGAGTAGATATCTCCGCATCTGTGCGTAAGTACCTAATCGCATTGACATATACCGACTATGAGGAGGACAAGACCGACAATCTGCAGATCGATATTGAGGATCGTGATGGTGTATGGCTTAATAAGTGGCTTGACATGGCTATTCAAGCGGCAGCATCGGGTACTTCCGCCGATGGAAATACAGGCAATGGTTTAACCGACTGGGAGATTGGCAACGCTGTAATCGTCACCGGGACGCCCCAGTACACAAGTTATGGAGAGGGTTCACCCGGTGCGCCTGTTACAAACTATAAGGGTACAATTACCAACCTCAACATGCGGGTCGGGGTACCATATCCTATATGTGTTGGGCAACTGGGATGGTTTTCGACAAGCCAAGTAACTAAGATCGCATCGGAGGCAGACGAGGCTGGTCGAGTCAGCATTTCAGCTGTGAAAGGGCTGAGCATAGAGGCAAAAATCATAAAAAAGAACTGGGAAGGCGACGGAAAAAACAATGTACTGGACTGCGGTAAATTTGAACTTGACAGCATCGAAACGCAGGGGCCTCCGGCAGTTATCAGCATTAAAGGGACAGCTTTACCTTTCAATGCACAAATACGACAGACAAAGAAAAGTAAGGCATGGGAAGCCTACACACTGTCTCGTATAGCAAAGGAAATGGCTGCTGCTAACGGCATGATCAGCATGTTCGAATCGCAGATTGACCCCTATTATGCGCGTGTCGAGCAGGTATCCATGAGTGACATAGCCTTTTTATCGTTGCTATGTAAAAATGCCGGGCTATCGCTCAAGGTGACAGATAACATTATCGTTATTTTTGATCAGGTGGCATATGAGGCAAAAGAAGCAGTATTTACAATTAAGAAAGGCTCCGGGAAGTACACAAAATATAAGCTTCACACCGGCGAGGCTGATATGAAGTACGCCAGCTGCAGGGTAACTTATGTCAATCCGGCCACAGGCGCACTAATTCAAGGTGCGGCTTATGCAGAGGACTACGATGATAAAAGCAAAAACAATCAGACGCTTGAAGTCATGGCCAAGGTGAGCAGCATTGGTGAAGCCCAGACTTTGGCTAAAAAATTGCTGCGGTTAAAAAACAAGTTCGAGTATACAGCTACATTTACCCTTCCGGGTGAGCCTACACTTGTATCCGGCTCAAGGGTTAATTTATCAGGCTGGGGAACCTGGGACGGGAAATACATCATCAGTGAGGCAAAGCATAGTATGGGCAGATCCGGATATGTAACGCAGATAAAGCTGCGGCACGTACTGGAGGGATACTGATGGACAACTTGGAAAATATACTGGCTAATATGGTTCGTATCGGCACAGTCAGTGCGACCGATACCGAAAAACGGAGTGCGCGCGTAATCTACAAAGACAGAGATAATCTTGTGTCCGGATGGCTTTATGTATTGCAGCATTCTGGAGCCGATGTCCGCATCGAGCCAGACGGAGTGCACACGCACACTATAACAGACACCTATTCTGGCGGGGGATCTGCCAGTGACGAGGGAGAGCATGACCACTCACCGTCCAGCGTAAAACATTGGATGCCGAAAGTAAATGATACCGTGGTTGTGTTATATTTGCCAGTGTTCAACGGCGACGGCTTTATATTGGGGGCGATATAATGGCACAAGTTGGCTGCCTCGGGGACATTATTTTTCAGGTGTCTTCGAACACGATTAAAACAGTCAACAATGCGCAGTGGTCAGGTTCCGCACGTTACAGCGAGCATCAGCGGCACCTGACTAATTCTTTGACTGAGTTTACCGGCATAGATCCTGATAAATTTACCTTTGATATTGAGCTTTCGATGTATTTGGGCGTCGATCCAATGGACGAGCTGTCAAAAATCTGGAATTACGAGCGCACCGGAAAAGCTGTGCCTCTTGTAATCGGCGAAAAAAGCTATGGCAAATATCGCTGGGCAATAAAAAGCCACAAAATCAAACTTAAAACGCATGATAAAAATGGGAATTTAACCAGTGCGGTTGTCTCCATCGAGCTACTTGAATACCTGAAAAAGTGAGGTAGGCCTATGAGCTATACTATCAATCCAAAATCCCTCAACAAAATAACGCTTAACGAAAAAAACACCGTTGCATCCGTATTGCAGAATATTGCAATTATCCTATCTACACGGCAGCAAAGTGTTCCATTATATAGAGAATTCGGATTGCCCATGCGGTTCATTGACAAACCCATTCCTGTTGCCAAGGCGTTGCTTATTGCCGAGATTGAAGAGGCTATATCTGAATTTGAGCCGAGGGCAACAATTAAAAACATTTCATTCGAGGTAGACATAAATGTCCCAGGTAAACTTATTCCAATTTTGGAGGTGGACATCGTAGATGAGTAGAAACCCTGAATATAAATTCGTAAGCACAAACACTGATGAGTTGCTATCGCAGCTTATTTCAACCTATGAGGAGATAACAGATACTGTTGTCCAGCCAGCAAGTCCAGAAAGATTATTTATTCAGTGGGTCGCAAACATAATCATACAGGAGAGGGTCCTGACTAATTACAGCGGCAATCAGAACATCCCGAGCCGCGCTGAAGGGCAAAACCTTGACGCACTTGGAGACCTTTTCTATGGTACGAAAAGGCCCGCCGAACAAGCTGCAATATGTACCGTAAGATTTCACATATCCGAAGCACAGTCAACTGCGATCTTAGTACCTGCCGGAACTCGGGTATCAGATAAAAACAATACCCTGGTGTGGGAAACAACAGCCGATGCTTATATTGTTATAGGTGATACATATGTCGATGTGATGGTTCAGTGCCAGACGGCTGGTATAGTGGGTAACGGCTACGCCCCGGGGCAAATCAATACACTTGTCGATGTGTTCCCATATTACGACCATTGCGAAAATATAACACAGTCCGATAAGGGAGCCGACGCAGCCTCGGATGATGAATTCTACGAGCTGATGCGTACAAGTCAGGACGCATATAGCAATGCTGGAGCAAAAGGCGGGTATATCTATTTTGCAAAACAGGTGTCTACCGAAATTTCGGACGTTGTAGTAAACTCACCGAATGCAGGGCAGGTTAGTCTCTACGTTCTTATGAAAGATGGAACAATAGCTGGTGAGGAATTGAAAAACGCTGTTCTTGCAGCATGCAATGCTGATTACATAAGGCCGCTTACGGACTATGTCGTAGTCGATGATCCGGTTACTGTATCGTATAACATTGAATTCACTTATTTTGTTCCGACCAATTCAACTCTAGGTACCGCTGAGATTGAGGCAGCGGTAAATGCAGCTGTTGCGGAATATGTTGCATGGCAGAGTAGCACGCTCGGCCGAGACATAAACCCGTCATATTTGATTGGACTGCTTATGCAGACCGGCATAAAAAGAGTGGAGCTGACTTATCCGGAGTTTGCATCGCTGAAAGACGGTAGCGATGACACGGCTCCTGAAGTAGCAGAGGTCGGTACCATAACCATAACAAACGGAGGATATGAGAATGAGTAATCATGGAATAACTCCTGAGAACTTACTTCATACACTTCCGGATGTTCTTAAAAACGATGAGGGTACCTATGCCCTAGCTTCAATAAGTGCAGATGCCCTCGCAGCACGAGTAGATGAAATAAACTCAATAATGATTTATACGAGGATAGACGAACTGCCAGAGCCGCTGCTTGATATCCTTGCTCACGATTTCAAAATCGACTGGTGGGATAATTCTCTATCCCTTGCTGAAAAAAGAGCAACGCTGAAAAGCAGCTGGATGGTTCACAGGTCACTTGGCACAAAGGCGGCTGTTGAAACAGCACTGTCGGCAATATACGAGGGAACGCAGGTAATAGAGTGGTTTGAATACGAGGGAGTTCCGTATCACTTTGGAATTATTATACCAATTGACCAGACGGCTCTTGACCTGACAAAGCACGCTAAAGTGCTTAGTCTTATTGATTACTACAAAAACCAGCGCTCTGTATTAGACGGGATACAATATTTTGGCACAAGTGGTGCGGCAACTACATATGCAGTGACCGCCGTAGTCGGTTGTGCTGCTGTGATAACAGCAACAGCTAAATACTATTGACGGGAGGTATAAAAAGCTATGTTTGAAACTGGCGTAGTAACAAACGCAGGCAAAAACCTGTTGACTGAATGGCTTGCAGGCAAAACATTGCATATTGAGTATGCTACAGGTGGCACAGGTACCGTAGCGGTAGAGGCGCTTATGGCACAGACCGCACTTGCTAACGAAAAGCAAATGCTCAGTTTTATTAGGAGTGAAAAGATAGAAGGGGGCATCAGGCTCATGGTGCCGATAATGGCACCGGAAACAGGCTATACACTTAACCAGCTGGGTATATGGGGGTATCTAGCTGAAGGATTTAGGTCTATGGGGGATGGTGAACCCACGCTAATAGCGCTATATCAAGATGCAACCGGGATCACGATACCCTCGCTGTCGTCAATGCCGGACTTTATTTACACATTTTACTGCATTATCGAGATGTCGAACACCGGTGAGCTGGAGGTAACAATCGATACATCAGCGTTAGTTTCTGTGTCCATGCTCATTGAAGAAATCTATAACCATAACTTAGATGCTGAAGCACATCCTGCTTTACTCTCTGCGTTTTCTGAAAGCTTAGGAACGGCCGCATTCAAAGACGCAGGAGAAGCTAACGGTGTTGCTGAGTTGGATAGCAGCGGTAAGGTGCTGAGCACACAACTGCCATCCTATGTGGATGATGTCCTTGAGTATGCTTCTCTTTCCAATTTCCCCGCGACAGGAGAGACCGGTAAAATATATGTCGCTAAGGATACGAACAAGACATACAGATGGAGCGGTTCGGGATATGTTGAAATATCCGCCAGTCTTGCACTTGGAGACACATCATCTACAGCATTCAGAGGCGACTGGGGTACGACCGCATATAATCATAGCCAG